GGGGCCCGAAATTTTATTCAGGTATTTTTGTACGGCACCGGGCGGGCAAGTGCATTCTTTTTCGGGGTGATTATAAAAACCGCAGGGGCAGGGGTTCATGCTGGCAATTAGCATAAAACTGGCAGGAAAATCCAATGCTACCCTCGCCCTGCTGATAGTTACTTTTCTCTCTTCCATGGGCTGGCGCATCACTTCCAGCGCGGTTCTTTTGAATTCAGGCAATTCGTCTAAAAATAATACGCCATTATGTGCCAGTGAAATTTCCCCCGGTTGCGGGGTGCTGCCGCCACCAACCAAAGCCGCATCCCCAGCGGCATTTTAGTGGGGGGTGGTGAAACTGGCGTTGAAACCCGCTACAGATAAGGGTTTAGCTAATAAAATATTTTGGCTGTTTTTCTTAAATTTAGGTGTTCATAAACCTAAAATCCTTGAAATATGGTAAAATCTCTTACGCCTGAAATGCAGATTGGCTACTTCAATTCATTCCTAAAAACGCACTATAACCGGCAATTTATTTACGACTTCAGCATAATCCCTGCCAACTTGGAGAACCATTTTAAGCATTGCAGGGTAATTGAAATGGCATCCTTTAAAGAGGTTTATACTTTGATAAAAAAATTAACCCTGCCAGATAAGAGCAATGCCGAGAGAATAGAGAAGCTGAAAGACCTAATAAAGAGACATAAGATTGAAGACAAGGAGCCGCTGTATCTTCACTTGATAAAGTATTATCTATATTAGATTAAACTATTCGTCTTTGTATCTATATACCATAGCAATGTTCCCATAATCTATTTTTATAAAAGACTGAAATCCTTCATTTTCGTTTTTCAAGGTTATAAAACTGGCAGCACATTCTCGTCCCTTTTTATCAATCACTTTCAATTTAAACACGATGTCTCCATTATCTGTTTTTTGCATTTTTTCAGCCCTAATTATATCAAAATCACCATCTAAAGCATCACTTGAAGTATAAATTTTGAGCTTTTTGTTTTCTGGGTCAAATACTGCAAGGTAATCTACAGGCTTCCAATCCTTGTGATATAAATAGTCTCCATCATTGTCCTTGTAAATTATCATCATGCCCTTCAATTTAAACTTGTCAGGAAGACTTTGCGCGGAACATAATGACAGATAAAATAAGCAGAAAAGGATTGAAGTGATTTTAAGCATGATAAAGGTTTAGGTTAAACCAAATATAAAATTATTTACCCGAAAAACGACTTTTGGCATACCGTCTACATATTTATATACAGTAAACCAAATACTGTATGAATGAACAAACCGTGACCCTGACACTTGACGAATTCCAAAAACTAAAGAATCCAAAACCAAGCCTTCCAAAATTCCAACCTGTGAATCCTATCGAGGGGGAGATATGGAGAATAGTCCCAAATACCAATGACCTTTATTCTATCTCCAACCTTGGCCGTCTCCGTAAAACCTTCACTTCAAAATTTGGCATTGAAAGGGATTACCTCCTAAGTAATAAGGTAAGAACAGCCGGTTGCACTGTTAAGCTATCAGTTAGCCCGACCTATCACATAAACACCTACATACATAAACTGGTTCTTGAAACCTTCAGTCCCTTACCTGAAGGGTCTGGAAAAATGGCAATAATCCACCTTGATTGTGATACGGGAAATAACCATTTGGATAACCTGAAGTATGGCACACATGGCGAAGCTCTAGCCCACAAGAGGAATTGCGGCATCATTAAACCCAAACTGAAAACCCGCGAATACATCACCAAGCGGGGAAAGAAAAGGATTAAGCAGGTCTGGTTTAGCCAAGGAGATATCCAAGCAATGAGAAGGCTAAACGCTGAAGGTGTATCACAAGCCGGAATAGCAGCACAATTTCAATGCAGCCAAACCTTCATTAGCAAAGTGATAAATCAAAAATTGCGTGTTGATTAATGGTAGTTCTTAATGATGTCCATATTATCCCAAATGCAACAAAAGCCGATATTCTTAACCAACTAGCTAGTAGAGAGGATGTCAGGTGTTATATTAATGATATAACCAAGAATGAATACTTGCAGGAAGAATTATATCAGGAATTAATTCTTGCAATGTGTGAAGTTAAACCGGATAAATTAATCAGCATTTATAAGGCAGATGAATTAAATGAATACATTCTTGGTATCCTTTATAAGATGTCCAAGACAAACACAACATCTTTTTATAGGAAGATAAAGCGAACGGAAATGAAGAATCAGTCTATTGATAAAGACAATGATTTATTTGAAATTCTATTGGGGGAGAATATAACAGATAATCAGTCAAAGCACATGTATTTGCAGGAATTAGACAACGCAATTAATAAGCTGCATTTTTACGATAAAAATATTCTTAAGGATTATATGAATCTTAATTTCAGTATAAAGAATGTAAGTAATAAACAACGGATTCATAAACATGCCATAAGTCAAAGCCTCAACGCCACAAAAAAACACTTAAAAGAAGCCGTTCTTCAAGCGGTTAAGAATATTGAAGACAACAAAATCTAACCTCAATGCTTTACTTAACCCTATTCCTATTTATACCCCTTGCAACAAATTACCTTACTGAATGGTCTGGATTGGTTGACAGTTTTAAATTCTGGCTATTCTATCGAAAATACACGAGGAAGACCGCTTACCGATACTATAGGCTCAAGCCCTTCGATTGCGGGCTTTGCTTGTCTGTTCATATCAGTTGGATTTACCTTTTGTGTACAGGTGGCGTAAGCTGGTTTCCTGTAATAATTTATAGTCTCTCTGCTGGTTCAATAACCCTTATTATCAATAAAATTGTAAACAGGCTTTAATATTATTTATTGTTTTTTAGATTTTGCCTTTTCTCCTTTATTGCATAGTAGTAATATCTTGAGGCAAAGAAGCCTGTAACTATTGATACCAGTGCAGTAATGATTTTTGTAATTGAATCGCCATTGGTTGAGAACCATGTTAAAGAACCTGTCATAAAGCTAAGTGTTGCACTAAGGTTTGCTATGTGTTTATCCATTTGTTGAAATTGTTAATCTTAATATTATTTAAAGTGAAACATTTTACATTATTATATAATCGACGCCATCCCAAACGAGGTTATATGCCACACCCGGATTGACCGTCATTGTGCTTACTTGTGAAATTGTGTAAAAGGTTTGGCCTCCGCTGGGAACAAGTGTTATTATACCAGCACTGGATTTATTTTTCATCATTATGGTATCACCAACCCTAGGGGTTGACGGTAACGTCCAAGTGGCATCACCAAGGCCATAGTAAGAATATTGTGTATGTCCTGTATTTATTGTTAGCGTTGAGGCTGATGTTAGTAATAAACCCAGATTAAGTGCATTGCTATTTATACTATCACTTGTGATTGTTGTTGCGCTGATAATCGCACCATATAGCGGGGCCGTTAATGTACCACCGCTAAATAAGCCAGTTCCACCGGAAAAATATTGTATTACTGTTGTACCTGAACCACTGAAAGCCAAAGAAGCTAAATCAACCGTAACCTGTGTGTCATCATTTTTTACCAATATCAGTTGGTCACCTGTCGTGAAGCCTGATTTGATGTTTTGTGACTTTAAGAAAATAAAGTTACTATCAATGTCCTGATGTGTAAGTACACTATTAACCGTTATATCTCCGTAAGGGCTCGTAAGGGTTCGTAATACTAAGTGATTATTATACATTTTATTTATAATTAATTTTGACCGATTATATACCACTGTACACCATTAGATTGAACTGCTACGTATTTATAAATTGTACTTAACGAATAGGTACTGGCAGAATCTATTAAGGTATTCGCGCTTACAGTAACCGTGTTGCCTGTATTTATTTTTTTGATTAAATATTCTACGCCACTTGTAGTTGTTGCATTAGGTAAAGTAAGTGTAAAAGTTCCCCCGCTTGCATTGCAAAGGATTGTGGAATCTAATGTCGTCGCAGTATATGCTGCAAGTTTTGTTACAATTGGCGTGCTAAAGCTTCCGTTTATTGTAATTGATGGCAGGGTTGTGCTTTTATGTACAATACCCGTACTGTCAATTGTCAATACCCCTGTATCCGTTGTTGATGCAGTTAATCCAACAATCTGTAATGGTGTTGATGAACCACTAAATACAGTATTTCCAATATGTGTAATCTGTGCAGTGGTTGAGGCACTTGATAATAAATCAACCCTCAATGCATCTGCCCTTTGTCCTGTACCCAATCCGGTACCAATAATTGCAATACAGTTAGGTGTATTACCCGTAATATTATATCTACCACTTACATGCATATAATCTCTATCTGCAATAGTTCCTAACCCCTCAGAATGAGATGCAACACCAACAGTATTTGTCTGATACCCCTCAGCATGGCTATAGCTAGCATTCGTTGTACTTTGTACACCCTCCGCATGACTGGTATAACCATTTGCTTGAGACTGATAGCCTTCAGCATGGCAACCCTGTGCATTGGTTGTTGTCTGTACACCCTCAGCATGTGAAGATTGACCATTAGCAGTTGACTTTGTACTTTCACCCTCAGCATGTGAATAAATAGCATTCGTTTGTGTTAACCATCCTTCGACGTGTGACCCAAACGTCAATGCACTGGTCGCAAGACCTTCACTATGGGTATAGTTTGCACTTGCAGTAGTTCCTGAGCCTTCGGCATGTGAATATTGCCCCAACGCCTGTGTTAACGAACCCTCAGCATGGGAATATTGACCTGAGGCAGTAACACCGACACCCGCTTCAAAGGCTTCATAAACACTAAATTTATTTGAACCAGAACCACTACCAGAAAATATAATATTGAATGATGATTGGTTAACAATTCTATTACCTGCCAATGTGCCATCAGCATTGTAAATTGTTGCACCGGTTGCACCGCCTGTTGTTCCTGTGATAAGTGTAAGTAACATCTTGTGTACGTTACCATTTGCATCAATACTTAATAAGCTGCTGTCAGTACTTGAATTGGCTGACAATGCACCAAGATTAAGACTTGTTGCTGATACGGTTGCTGCACTTATTGAACCATTTACCGTTAACCCTGTAAAATTGTTTATGATAGTAGATACCGTACCACCAGAATTATTTGTAAGGGTAAGTGTATTGTTTGCGAATGTGCCACCAGTTGTATAGGTATTATTTATACCTGTCAAATTGCTACCATTGCCGAATAAAGTACCACCTGAAATTGTTGAAGCGGAAATTATTCCATTTACAGTAAGAGCTGTGAAGCTATTTTCAACGACACTTACTGTACCACCAGTATTGTTAGTAAGGTTCAATGTATTATTCAAGAATGTGCCTCCAGTAATAATAACACTTGGAAAACTTGTTGGTAAACCTGTGATATTAGTAATTGCACCTGTTCCACTAACTGTTATAATTCCGTTTGAGTAACTACCACCCGTAATTGCATTTACAGTTGAATTGACGGTTGAACCAGTTGAATTTTTAACAGTTAAAACATTCCCTGATAGGGTCGTTGCAGACAAATACAAACCACTAAAAGGAGTACTAGCAGAATATTGAACACCATTGATAAACAAAGTACCAATTGATAGCGTTGAAGCTGATACAGAACCATTAACTGTTAGCCCTGAAAAGCTGTTAAGCAACACCGAAACAGTACCACCTGTATTATTTGTAAGTGTCAATAAATTATTTACAAATGTTCCTCCAGTTATCTTGGTATCAAATGAACTAGCACCAGATATAGTACCCCAACTTGCATTACCATTAGCATCAGAAAAAAGCACTTTACCAGCAGACTGATTGCCGTCAATCATTTGAAAGCTTGGTGTTTGAATATAACTTCCACCAGAATCATCAGCTAATCCACCAAAAATTGCATGTGCATTAGTGCCCTTCAATACCAAAGCATTTGCCCCGCCTACATTTTGGAACAATAAACTATTGCTACCATCAACTTTAATAATATAGCGATTAGGAGCATAATTTGCATAGGCAAAGGCGAGGTATGCCAAACCAGTACCATCAACCCCCATATTCATAGTACCAAGGCCGTTATCAATTAAATAATTACCGCTTGTTATTACACTGCCATTTACAGTTAAACCAGAGAAATTATTTATTAAGGTAGAAACAGTGCCACCACTATTATCAGCCAAAACAAGGTTATTATTTGTAAAGGTTGAACCAGTGATATATCTATTATTATCAATGTTTACAATACCCGTCAAGTGCGAACCATCACCATAGAACGTAGTTCCTGATAGAGCACCTGTAAGCGTACCACCCGATAAAGGCAAATATGCACCTGTAAGAGAAGCCGAAGAACCACTTATATATAAGCCATCAGATAGCATGAATGCTGCGTTGCCACCTTGATGAGAGATATTTAAATTGGCATACAGAGGGTCACACACGCTACCATTGCCGCTAAATGAAATGCTAGCTGTATTGCCAGTATAGACAGCAGGACGGCAAGGTGAAGGCTCATCATTGCTGTAGTATTCATTAGGCGCTGGGTTGCCGCTAAAGTTCCAATCCACTATATAATTAAAATTCTCCATTAATATATTTTATTTTAGGGGTACATCGCAGTTAGTGTATGTTCTTGGTGTTTCTATTGCTATATCCATATACCAACCGGCTACAACGTCATCCAATGATTCTTCAAGTGGGGTTGCTTGGTTATATGTAATTGATAAATCAAAGTTTCTGTCTAACAACTGAGGGATATCCCACATTACGGAAAGCATATCAGATTTAACTTCAACCTCATTTTTTTGGTCTGGATAAACCAAATCCATACAATATAGGCGGAAGTTATATGTCAGTGTTTGTAATGCTAGATTAGCCGGAAGGATGGTGACAGCAAGCAAAGGATAATTTTCTTTAACCTTCGTTGTGATATCCCAAACCTCGCCCTGATAGAATGAATTTAGCTGGCTATGATTAGTAGCTATAAGATTGAAAGTATCAACCAATTGTTCTAGTGAGGCGTTAAAGCCCATTGCGCTTGCCATTGTTATCTATATCTTATATAATTGCAGTAGTCGTTATTGCTTCTCGCATTGCCTAATGCAATTCTGCTTCTATAGCCTGTTCTTCTGGGAAACTTGTCATCAATGTTTTGAATGCCGTTGAAGTATGCAGGGTATTTAGACTGATTAGCTGTCAAGTACCTGATAAGTCTGTCAGCATAAAAGCCATATTTTGATTCTGCTTTGTCGGCTAACATTTCCAATTCATCTTTCCCGGCTGGTTGGCTATTGTCTGAAGACATTTTTTCGATTCCCTTACCAGCATGTTTGTAGGTCATATACGTTGGAGCTTCTTTCATAATACCCCAAATCATGCATGGTTGAACGTATGCCTGAAGCAAAAACAATTCGTCGGTGGTTACTGCGCTGGCAGTAATACTGTTTTGAAGCTGAACAAATAGAGCAGTACCCAATAATCCTTCCATTGTATCATTAACCAATTGAATTATAGGGGTTAAAATATGCATATCAACGTTATCATTGATGACGCTGTTATCTTTTAATGTTTGTTCACTTATAAAAAGTGAATCATAACTATTTGGGTTAAGTGGCATGGGTAATTATTTAATTATTGTATCAGGATTATTTATGATATCATCTTCAACGGTCGGCATTACATTGTCAGGACTGACTTTTGTAATAATCTTTTCACTTGCTGCTTCACCAATTGTTTTAACACCATCAGGAATAGAGATGTCAGTAATGAATCCTTCTTTCTTCAATTTGATTCTAACTTCCTCTTGCGTCATGCTGTTTGTAATGATTTGTTCGTTGGTAAATACTGTATCCAATGGGTCGCTATCTTTTACATCAATATCACAATTTGGAAAGTTTGTCGAAAGGATTTTATTGAAGATTTTCAACAGAATTTTTCTTGCTGGCTTTACATAAGTCTTCATAAAGGTTTGTACCCCTTGGTTAAATTCATTGGTATTGCCAAGCTTTGCAGCACTGGTTACACCAAAAATATTTGGTGCTGAAATCCTGTGACCAACAAAAATGCTATCTCTTACACTGTCAGCTAAGACCGTAAACATTTTGTCGAGGTCTGGTTGCTGTATTGGCGTAATTACAGGTGAATCATTGTCGCTATCGGAAAATGTTATTAATGCCCTTCCTGTATTTGAGCTACCACCGAATTTTGAATTTATTTTTTCCTCAATCTCAATTTCTTCATCTTCAGTTTCTGGTTGTCCGTTGCGAAAATTTATCATCAAGCTTGGAAACATTCCGTTTTTAATATTAGCTCTATTGAAGTTTTGAATTTCAATATTGGTTTCAATTGCTTGCAATGACCCAACATAGCCGGGAACAGGGTATGTATCTCGTGTAAGTGTTCCCCTGTAATAAAATATCTTGGTTCCCGTCTTGTCAGCTTCAGTATATAAATCATATTCGATAACCTTTATTTTACTGTTAGTTCTTGGATTCCAGTCTCTTGAATATTTTAGTTTGCTTTGTGTTAAGTCAAATCTGAATTTAGGAATTGATACATAATATATACCTGCAATCTCTCCGCCTAGTTTTGTATATACTATCTGCAATGCGAACCCCCCAAATATTTCAACGTCTTGGGCACATTTTCGGAATATTTCTTCGAGGCTGTCACCTTGGGGGTTGCAGCTTTCAATGAATGATTCAATTTCTTTGTTGTCTGATTTGCTTATCAATGCTTCTCCACAAATGAAATTTGTCTTCCCAATAATTAGAGAATTGTTTACTGAACTATTCGTAAAGCAATTCCATAGGTATTCTGGATAAAGATTGTCATCGCCATAAGTTAAGTAGCCGCCTTTGTCTTTATTTTCTCTTACAAGCGGAACAGCATAGTTAGGCTGGTTGATGGCAAGCAATGTGCTTTTAAATCTTGTTGGGTTGTCAATTGGCATAGGGTTTTAGGAATTATAATCTGAAGGTGAAAACACCTTTTTAGTTTTGTTGGTTGGTGTAAAGTTTATTGCGACCTTTTTGCTGCCAATACATTTCATTTTGCCGGTCTCAACGAGATTTAAACCATCGGGAAGCAAAACGCCATTTGGGTTTTCATAAACTGAATAGTTGTAAAAACCTTCAAGATGCATATTCACTTCACCTGCCATTGGGTCAACTGTTCCAAACTTGTGAGATATGCAAAACTTGTTGTATCTATATTGGCTTGTTGATACATCTGTAACCACACAATAGAATGATACTTTGCTTACTTCATTTGTAAATACCAATAAGTATTTGTTAGTTATATTTCTTTTCTTTTCAGCAAGCGTTACAACTATGTTTTGATTAAGGGTATCTTGAAATATTAATATCATTATGGTCTAGGTTTATCAAAAAAGCCTCTGCCAATAGGCAAAGGCTTTAGTCTTATTTCGTTTTAGTTATTTAATAATTATGGAGCAATGATTGCACTAGTCATCAAACTAGCAGGAACTTCGAGCGCCAAATCTGGTTCTTCACCTGACAGGGTAAACTTATAACCGTTAAAATCTCCAAAGGCTTTACCAGCTTCAGCACCACCGGCACTAAGGGTTAAACCATTACCTGAACCAACCAGCCAATATTTACCAGCGTTTGTTAAAACGATAGCACAAGTATCAGTTTGAGAAAGAGATTTAAATTGATTTCTCTTTGTTACCTCAAGTTTTGAGAACTGCAAGGCAATTTCTGGCTTGTAATACACGGTGTTGTTATCAGTGCTAACTTGAGATTGTTCAGTAAATGAGCCACTGTGTTTAATAAATGAATATGTATAGAATAATCCACCGGGAACCATTGTGATTCCGCTAACTGTTCCTCCGGTAACGGAGACGGTTACAGCAGATAGCGCTTTGTATTCCGCAACGTAAACGGCTTTTATACCGCCCGGCTGCTTATCGGTGCAATCTATAGTGATGTTTGTAAAAGTGCTACATAGAGCCATAGGGTAAAGGATTTATAAATATGAAAGGGGAATGAACCCCTTTCAATTTGTTATTAGTTTTGATTAGTGGAAATAAACTACTTCAGTTGGGAATTTAACCTGTGTACCTGCTTTGAAGTCGATGTTAAGTCTTACAGTTCTTTGGTCTTGTGAACCCCAGATTTCAATTTTGTCTTCCTCGTCACTATTATCGGTTCCAAAAAATAAATTTGAAGTTCTTCCGGCAATTATACTTGCACCTATGATAGTGTTTGTATTTGATTGGATTGTGCTGTTAAGACCCGGCAAAGCCACGACCTGAACACTTGTACCCGGAATATAGATTGTATAATCAGCAGACATTGAAGGGTCAATGTGATAGTTATTTGCACTAAGCAATGCTTGTACATATAATCTATAAACATCCATGCCAACGAAGATTTTAAAATCATCTTTGTCAATTACTGTGAAAGGAGCCGCCATATAAACACCTGTGATTGCACTTACAACATTTGATGAAGTAATAGCGGTAATACCATAAGTGTTACCAGTAGCGTAGCTGCCTGATGTACCACTGATAATTTTAATAAGACCATCCCATTTATTGGTATCTGCGTTTGTGTTACCTGTGAAAGTATCACCCTGCCAAATAGCGGTTTCAATCTTAGCAGCCATTTGAGCTGATAAGTTATCAGTAAAGATTTTTTCAAAAGGCAAATCCAAAGTGTTCCCCGGCTTCAATTGATATTGGGTATATTTTGCGTTAAGTGCTTTAGGACATAATTCTTCTTGAACTACAACTTCTTTAACAACTAAATTTCTCTGCCCAAAAGAAACAGTACCAGCAGCATTGAAACCGCAGTTTGTACCATCTTGGAAAGTGAATGAATTATCAAAGGTGTTAAGTGCATAAGATGATTTAATACCCTGAAGGATAGTTAAATATTTAAGGCTTCTTGCACCTAAAACGGTTTTCGCCATTAGGTCGTCTTGTGTTTGATTTACGAAATCTGTAAGGGCTGCTACATTATATGCCATAGGATTAGGATTTTTTGTTTTATAGGGTTAGCTATATTTTTTTTAGCTAATGTTATTTTGTTTATTAAAAGCTTGAGCCATACGGTAAGCTTTTGTGTTAGTTAATTCAGGTGGAACTGGTTTTCTAAAAGATGTTATTTCAGTTTCAATTGGTGACCCAGCCGGTTGTTTAGATAATTTTGTTACGGTTTGAGCAATTTGATTGACTGCTTCAAGTGTTTCCTTATGTGATTGGAAAAAGGCTGGATAGCCAAGAATAGCTGCTTGAATATCTTCAATAGCTTTCCAAACAGGTCTTAGTTTTAAGTCAATGAGAGCTGAATCTTCTGCTATTTCAGCAGCGTCTTCTGCAATCTCATCAGCGGGGGTTTCTGTTGCTTCCTCCGCTAGACTTCCTTCAGGCGCTGTTGTTGCAGATTGCTTTACTTCAGTTTCTGAAGATTGGGTTGTTCCAGTTGCTGTGTCGCCACTGGTTGCAGGTTCATCTGCTTTTGCTTGAGCTTGTGGAATTGGGTTATCAGTTGAGGCTGGCTTTTGAACCGCTGAATCATCAACGCTTGCAAATACGCCATTTGCAATTGTGAATTTTAAGCCGCTTTTGGTTTTGTATTCACCATTTGCAAGGAGGGAAGAATTCCCAGCGGCATCAAGTAAGACGATATCAGCACCAACTTTTAATTCAGAATATTCTATCAAGGAGCCGTCTAAGAGGGGTTCATTTGTCAACTTTACAGAGCTTGTCAGTTGTATAGCCCTTTTTATTTTCTGTATAAAATTCATAGAAATATAGAATGAGCATTAGCTCACTATATACTATATATGGGGTCGGACATTTATTTGTCATAACCCTGAATCTTAGGGCATTTGGTTATTAGAATTATTTACTGGAACTTTGAATTTAAATCTGGAAAAAATGGAGAATCCAAGTGACAGTAAGATTACTTTGAACGAAAAACTTAAGATGCAGTTTGAAGAACTTGATATTGCAAAGAGAAATCTTGTTGAGGGGGTTGATAAAAATATTTTGGCAGTTGAGGAGGATATATATGAAAATAGAAGCTTTTACGAGAAAATGAGAAATCACGGAATAAGAAGATTTGATGTTTTATTTAATATTGTTTTAAATTCATCGATAGTAAGTGCAGACCTTGTTTTGTTGTCATCTCAGATTCGCCTAAGTAACCGAAGGTTCGAAAAGGTTTTATATGCGCGAATGTTAGCAATGATTGTAATTGAATTCTTAAATGACATAAGTACACCTCTTGGGCGGGACTTAGTACGAGAACTTAAACAAAATAACTACATAGAGCACGTGGAGGCTATAAACAACATAAATAAAGAATTTGCGGAAATAAGGAAGAAGCATCAGTCTGTGCTTACGTCAATAAGAAATAATATAGCCGCCCATAAAACAAAAGACGGCTTGAATCTCATCAATCAGATATTCAGTTTAGACCCAAATGATATAGTTGCATTGACGATTGATGTAATGAATGTCAATACTAAATTAAACAAAGAAACTACAGCTATTTATTATCTTATGCTTGAGGAAGCCAAGTTAAAAAAGGCCAACGACCCCAATTTTAAACCAGAATCTAAATAGGCTTGAAATGGATATTAAAGCAGATATATCAACAGAAGTAAAAATACCGTTCATAGAGAAATTTTTGGACCTCGTGGGTAAGTATTTCGGTAAAAAAACGAAGCAAAAATACGATAAACAGGATATTGACACGGAGGTATATAGGAGGGAAATGTTAGGTAACCCTTCAGCAGATGAGATTAAACAGATTTCAAATGCAATAAAGGAAAATGGATTAGAAATTTCATCATTAGATTATAAGGATGGGAAAGTGCAAATTTCTGCCGCAAAACCTCTAAATGCAATTGATGTCAATTTAGAGCATTCGGTTAATTTGCTTAATAGAACCCAAGAACGTGTGTTAACGCAACAATTGAAAAAGCAAAGCAATCTTGAAAGTATTTTAGATGCTACGGTAGCAGAGCTACAGAATGAGCCTGATGTGAGCAGCGAGCCGGTAGCGGATGAATGGATGGCTGAATATATGGATTTTGCTGGAGATGTCACAGACAAGGACATGCAAAATATTTGGGCTAAAATTTTAGCGGGCGAGATTAAAAGACCTAAGACTTATTCGTTAAGAACACTGGAAGTTCTGAGAAAGTTATCCAAGGAAGAGGCTGAAATAGTCCTTAGGATTGCCAGTTTTGCAATAAGGAATAATAAAGAATATTTTCTTGCCAATCTTTATGCGGGTTATCCAGAAACAATAGGATTTGGCTTTTTGGAGATTTCAAGTTTAGTCGAATCGGGAATATTACAGGAAAGAACGGATGGCCGATATTTTATAAGCGCAAATCAAACTGGCTTGGTAAAGTTTATTTTAGGTGATGTAGTTATGATTGTACAGAACAAAACCGGCCAAGAAATTATTATTCCAATCATTGCATTTACACGGGCGGGGTCTGAAATTTTGAGATTAATCACGGCTGTTCCTAATTTGCCATATTTTTATGAAGTTATGGGTACTATTAAAAGACCAGATGTGGTGATTCAACTGGCAAAAATTATAACCAATGATGGAATTAATATCACGCACGAAAATCCTGTTGAAGCTTTTGACAATTAAAGTCGTGAAGCAAGTCATACAATTCATTTAGTATTTCCTGATTTGATTTTTCTTTCAATGGTGCCACTTCTGCCATATTGAATAAGCCGGATATGCTAAACCCGTTAAAGATTCCTGCTTTACATTGCTCCCAAATAGAATTGTCTTCTACGTAGTATGAGCCATACCAATCACCTTCAGATAGTGGTTCTGCTTCTGTTGTTGGCGTTAATATTCCTCTTGATGAATCGATTTGGAAATTTTCAAACAATGTAATGCCATTCAATAGAATGCCATTGTGTTCAGTATCTACATTCTGTGCTTTGTGATTTCTTTGAAACTTAATCATTGCTTTAAAAATATCTTCTTTGGTTGCAAAAGTTAAGTATTCAAAACCATCGTCATTCCTGTAAATCATTTTGTTTGCAGCCATAATAACGCCGCTTACAATTCTCCTTTCATGGTCTTGAATCCTGAAGTCCAATTTCTTAATATCCTTATTGAATTTTAAAAATGTCTTTTCGGTTGCAGGTGATTCCACAAAAGAAATGCTGAATACCCCTGTTGAATCTTCTTGGTTTTCGTCTACTATCATTTGATAGATTGGTAATTGTTTGGTCATAGTATTTGTTTTTTAATTATTGTTGTTATATCCGCCAAGGCTTCCTTGTTCCTGATATCCTTTTATTCTTTGTTGGGTTGAACTTATATCACTTTCCACAACATAGGTTCTTACAGGTGTATTGGTTCTGCTATTGATGGCATCCAAAGAATTGCCGGATAGGTTTGTTACACTTGATGCAGCGCTTATGGTAGGGGCTGTATAGCCAGCGCTTCCACCGGGAACGCTTCCACTACTGCCACCATTTGCACCGGGAACGGGGACTGCTAATATCTTTTTAATATTGGCATAACCGCTAGCTAATGCACCTGCAGCCGCTATAGCTCCTAAAGCAGGGCCTACAATTGGAATTGAAGACAAACTATTAAATGAAGAAACGGCTGATTGTATTGCGGCTATTGTTGCCTGAGCTACTGCCAATGCCTTACCCGCTGCTGTCTGCTTACCTGCTATATCTGCCAGTGTTCCTAAAGCATTACCAATATCTCCCAGCAAGGCAACCCTAGCATCTTTTTCTTTTTGCGCCAAAGCAATCTTTGCTTCAGTCACATCACTTTCAAATTTTACTGTTTCATCGCCCTTGGCTATTGCATCATCCAATAATCTTTGATTCTTGTCCAATTCAATTTGTGCCAACTGAACCTGATAGGTATTTTCATCAATTAGATTCTTCTGCCTTTGGTCATCTAAGGCCGTTTTGCTTGTAAGTGCGTCATTATTTATTGCCTCAACCTTTAAAGCATTGTATTCCTGAACCTGTTTCAATTGAGATTCAAGAAGGTCTTTTGTTATAAGCCTTCTTGCTTCGCTGGTTAAAGAATCACTTTCCAATAATTTTTGGTCATTGGCTATTTTTTCTTTTAAGGCTATCTGGTCGTATTGTCTTTGATTGATGTCGTTAGCAGCCAAATTTGCCAACAATTGTTCCTGCTGTAGTTGGAAAGCATCTTGGTTTGCCTTTAAATAATCATCACTTATTTTTTTCTGTGCAGCTTTTTCTTCCTCCGTTTTAGCCTTGAGGTAAACTTTATCAATGTTTAATAGCTGAAGGTTATAAGTTTGTTGAACGGTAGCAACGTCCTGATTATATTGAAACGTTGAGATTATTTTGTCTCGTTGATATTGCTTAAGCTGCTGAAGGTCTTTGTCCCTTCCTGCTTGCGCATCAGCCAGCGCTTTATCTCTTGAGGAACCAGCATTGTTGCCTGAAGTCAATGCTTCAGCATCAGCCAGTTTTTTTGCAAGGTCTTGGGCTAAGGCAATTCTTTTATCTCCGTCTTCCTTTCCTTTCTGTAACGCAGCCTTGGCAGCTTCACCGGCTTTTTGGCTTTCTGCGCTCGCATTGTCATCAATAAGCGCTTGTTTTTTGGCTTCAGCATCTTTAAGGGCTGTTAACTGTTCAACAGTGTTTCCGTCTGTGGCATTTTTGGTTTCAGCAATATTTCTTTTGAGCGCATCAATTCTCCTTTGTGCAAAATCTTGCTGAATCCCTGCCAGTTCCTTTTCTGATGTAGCGGCTTGCTTTGCAATTTCAGCGTCACTTGCACCGCGTTTTTGTAAGGCTTCAACCGCATTTGCAGCACGTCTTTTTGCTGCTGCTGTTTGTAATTCTTCTTGTCTCTCTAGTGCAGCCTGTTCACCTTTCAAACCGATTTCAGAAAACTTGACGGTTTCTTCATTTAGTTTTTTGGTTGCTTCAGCGGCTTCAGTAATCTTTGTATTATATGAGCTAACTATTGCAACCAGTGAAGCAATGGCTGCTATCACCAAACCAATACCGATTGCTTTTAATGCAGCTCCAAAAGATTGTGTTGCAACTGTTGCAGTTTCTGTTGCCACCGTTTCTGCAACAATTGCCCCTGTGGTTTCTGTAGTTGAAGCCGCTGCCAATTGTTGTGCAGCAGCCTGTTCATTGGTTACAGCAGCATTTACTTTTGCCGTTGCATTCATTGCACCCAGCAATACAGTAGCTTTCTTTAAACCATCTTGTAATGATTGGAAGCCCTCTAATAAGGCGAGAGAAGCGTTTACTTTCAATAAGGATTTTTCTAAATCTTCGTTCCCGGCTCCAAATAACGCGATTGCACCTGTTGCAGCGGCAAAGCCACCAATCAATGATTTAACAGCACCGCCAACCGCTTTAAATTGTTCTTGAGGGTCGAGGGCTTTGATTTCATCCTTTAAATCCTTGATTTCTCCCTTAGCAGCACCCAGCTTATTTAAGATTGAATAATATTCTTCAGAACCTTTAACGGTATTGCTTAGCTCTTTGTTAAGGTCTTTGAATTCTTGCTTAATAGCACCAACCGTTTGAGAACCGTTGGTTATATCATAGTCTATTTGTGTTACTATTTTATTTTGTGCATCTGCCATTGTTAATTGAGGTTATTAAATATTGTTTTCTTAGGTCTTGCTTTGATTATCTGCTGAACATACCAGCTAGCAGCCGTATCAGTTCTGTAATCATCTTTTTTTATGTTCCAAGGCTCCTTATGTGAGAATGAATGCTTGTTAAATGATGTTATATCACCACACCAACCGGCATCATGGTATATTGAAAACCTTTTTATGTCATCAATACCGCTTGTATTCCATGCAAAATCGAATTCTTCAGGGCATTCCGTCTTTATTTTGTTCTTCCACAGCCCCCATAATAGGCCGTTCATATCGCTTATAGCCCAAGTTTGAAAGCCTGCATTTTCATTTTCAAAGAATTTAGCGTTTATTCCACCCTTGGAATGATGAAAAAATTCGTAAAGCTTAATGCAATTGTTGAATAATTCAACAAAAAATACCCAATCAACGCCCTTTAAGAGGCTTTGCGCCCCGCCTGAATTGTCAAAATTTACTTCACAAACCTTCCTATCAATACCAATGAGCTTTGCCGCCTCGTTTAATACATCAATTTTCATGTAGTCTTCTTTACATTCTGGTTTTACGTCCCTTATTTTGCTGTCAAAGTATTCTGAACCTATGTACCATTTGCAGTCGGATTGATAAACTATATCATCAGTTAAATATTTATCGAAATCAATCTTCTTTGTAAACAAGCAATCAGGGTCAGTATAAAAAATAGCCTTATCTTCCAATTGAGGCAGTGAAACAAAGTGATTACTTAATAAATATGGTCTGATAAGCGGAAAGTATCCAAGTGGTTCAATAACCCGTGAAAAGATGTCTTCATTATCGAGATAAAAAAATATTTCGACCTCTGGATAATCTCTTTGTATTTCCTGCCACTGATTAAGCGCTTTTTCGTTCAATTTCACAAAAACCAATACCTGTAGCTTGTCAGATAGTTTATGTTCCCTATAATTGAAACACAATACCCTTACCTGCCATGTATACAGCAGCTTGTTTTCACAACATGTTATCATTTGAAGTTCTCTTTTCATTGTTTTAACAACTTATGCCAGTACTGCTTCCTACCTGACCTGTGGAATTATTATAATGGAACTGGTTACCACTGCTATCAGATACATTACCACCACCCGAATTATAGACTGCACCACCTGTTGGGCCTAAGTACAGGAATGCGCCTGTTACAACATCTGTATATGGCGGGTCTACGTATACCGTTTGGCCATTGCAAAGCATAAACACTGCATTCCTTGGCGCGTGCGTGGTTGTTGTACTTGTCGTCGTAGTAGTTGTACCTGTTGTCGTTGTGGTGGTTGTGGTAGTTCCTGTGGTAGTTGTCGTGGTTGTTCCTGTTGTGGTGGTTGTTGTAGTTGTCGTGGTGGTCGTTGAGGATAGCGCTTCAATTTTCACAGGTGTTACACCATCCAGTGCAACATTTGGAAAGAACCAAGTGCCGCTTGATGTTTGGGAAATACTTGTATTAAATGTGCCATTGCTGTCAGTTACACGTATATAATGTGAGCCACCACTTATTGAATAATTCACATAGACCGGCCAAGTGCCTTGCTGATATTTACCATATCTGTTAGTGCTGCTATAAGGAACAGGTGTGCCACCGAAAATTAACAGGTTAGTACCGTTGATGTTTACCTTATCAATCGTTAAGCCGCTTGACTGCTGGTTATAAATATTAATTCTTCCCGGTGAAGCTGTTGTAGTGTTGGGATAGACAGGACTGTTGATAACATTTTGAAAAGGCTTACGTATAAATTCGCATTGCGTAGTAAGTGAACGGTCGGCCTTAAAATCTATAATCTGATTAATGCGATAAATGGTGCCATCAATGAAAACGGTGTCATTCATTCCCATATTGCTAACATCAATTGCATTCAATTTCATATTTGCTCTAACCAGTTTTGCTTCACCATCTAGTATTTCATTTACCGTGTTTTTCCAATACCCTGTGTACAGATTGAAATCTGGGTATTGGTCATTGTAATTAAAAAATAATTGTTTGGGCTGATTGAATAGTAAATCATGGGTTGCCCCGCTGGGTGCGTTTAAATGACTTACATACGGATATGTAGTTAGGTAATGTATATTCTGAGGTTGGCCTACTGTAAGTGTATCCTGAATTACGTATTGATTACATTGAATAGTCCCGGCATAATATAAAATTCGTGGATTAACTTTTAGGGGTTTCCTAGTTGCGTTGTCATCTGATGTACTATATATAGCCGGAATGACCTTATCATTATTGGTTACATACGAGAATGTGTCAAATTTTGCATAGAATGTGCCATCAATTGCCCCTGCCGGTCTGATGATTTGAGGCGACACACTGAATTGAAACGGAGAAGTAACCGCTGTTATCGTGTATAGTAAACCCATGTAGTTTATTTGAGCCCCTGTTCTTGCCTTATCAAAACCTCCTTTATCTGGCAAAGTACCCGAACTTTGTACTTGCTGATTAAAGCCAGATGTTTGAACAACAGTTTTTGCACTTAACATTATCTCGCAGGTTACTTCACACGCATATTCAACATTGACATATTGAATAGGTGGGGTAGGTGAGAAGATATTGCCATCCAAAACCTTTTTTGTATCCCTGCTAAAGCCATAATCAGAATTAAGTACTAGGTTACCATAAATATTACCTTTCAGCGATGAATATTGCAGGTTCCAATAATCCTTGTCTTCTTTATAGCTAAATAGGAAATTCTTTGCATCAAGGTTTGGAATTGGAACAACGTCAATATCGGAATTCATGTCAATTTTAGCCGTCCAATTTTTATAATTGCCTTGCTGATAAAATTCATCGTGGGTTAGAATATTAAAGTGGCGTGGCTGGTCTTTATCAGGAACGACAAATAAATTAAATAGCTTAACAATGCTGCTGATATAATCGGCACATCTTAGTGATTTAGGTACGAATTCCTGATAAGTAATTTGATAATCTGAATAGGTTGCCGCTTTACTAAGTGTGACAAAGGGTAAAGAACCTAGTCTGGGTTCAATATTGAACGTTGTGCTTCCACTTACATAGGTGATTGGTGTGCTACGCGGCCCGTATATAAACATATGTGCATTGATACCAGCACTTGCTTTTAGGCTGAACTTCAAATAATAACCAGCCTGTAAAAACACACTGACATTATTCATTACAAGATTATTCACTGCACTTATAAAGTGGGTGCCTGAAAAATTGATTTCATCAGCAGTGAATTTGCTAAAGCCGATTGGTATTCTTTCAATAAATGCATTATCACTTGTCCGATACCTGTTGTAACTTAATTCCAGTTCAATCAACCCGTTATTCCTGATTGGCCCGGGTGCTGTGGCTGCAAAGCATTCAACCCTGAACGGTATATTAAAACTTAAAAGGTAGTTATCATCTGTTGTTATTGACAAGTGCTGTGTAACAGGATTCCAGTGTCCGTTGAGGTCGTTAACCGCTGTGGTAAACACTGTATCTATTGTCGTTCCTCCGCTAATAGCAGGGATAATAATTGATGTAGTGGCAGATACGGCGCGGCTAACAGATGTTGTATCACCCACCCTTACTATTGTGCCATCGCTAAAGGGTATAATAATGCGTTTGAAGAAATCTGTATTTAAAAAGCCTGAGGTATAAGTGTAATCAAAACTTGAAAATATTAAATCCCAATAGGTTTTTGCATACAGGCATGGACGCAAATTGTCTTTATAGAAATTGGTTGCATTAAGCGTCTCAAATTGGCCGTAATCGATGAGCGGATAAAATACACCTTGGCCGGGTGTACCTGTCCAGCTATTCAAAACATTTTGTACACTGAAGGTATGCGTATAAGCGCTGGTCAATTCAGGAACCAGTGAATCCAAATCTTCAAGCTTTGAATCTGCAAGGTCACTTATGAACCCGCCAAGTTCGGAAGTTACCTGTATATTATATGTTGTTTGGCCGTTACGGGTGGTAGCATTTTGCAACTTCGCATATCCTTGCATTACTACCTGATTATCCTGAAGGATATAGCAACGGGCTTTTCTTTTGAAATTATAATTATACCCAATGTTCGGTTTGTTTTCGTCAATGGTAGATTGCTCGCCTGTAGATTTTATTTCGTAGATAAAATTGAAAAGTTGATTATTCCTTTTTGTCCCCGGAATAGTAATAGACTTCGTATAATTTGAAGTCGTTCTGGAAATGTCCTGTACCTGTGCGATAGTATAAGTCGTTGCAATATCAATAGAATCTGACAGGTCTACATTGTATCCTTCAATATAAAGTTGTATGTTAAATAATGAATCAGCCATCGGTTATCCTAATTGTCTAAAGTCGTTGTATGCTAATTTGAAATTTACTGTCAATGAATAAATTCTTTGATTAACCCTTTTAGTTAATGTGTAATCGTTATCGGTAATCGTTGTGCCCACTACCTGCCAATACGTGCCATCTAAATCTTCGAGATAAATGGAAGGACTTACAAACATTTCTTTCAGATATAATACTTCAGCATCAGTTAAAAAGTCTGTGGTTAGCGTTACAGTGTTTTCAATACTGGTATAGTATGTTTGGGCATTCCTGTCGTAACTATTTACAACATAATTACCATTGATATCTAGCCCCCCATAGACTTTTTTAAATTGAGATTGTGTCTTAGTGGCTTTCTCAACACTTTTTTTATCAAACCTCCATGCCGCATAGTTACCGTATTGGGTAAGCCAGTAGACATTCCATCTTTTAAAGCGGTCGCATGACTGCCTGACCTGATAATTTGCATAAGGTGTTAACAGGCTTCCCGGTGAAGTATTCTTTAACCTGATATTGTAGGAAGCAACTGAGCTATTCATTATTTGCGTTCCACCTGATAGGGTAGTGTATGCAGTTGCAGCAAGGTTATCTAGCTGGCTATATCCACAAGCCACATACCTTAGCCCCTTATTGCCGCTTGGGAAAGTAGTTCCCGTTGCAATGGTTTGATACTTGCCAAGCAATTGCCCGGCTCCATCGTAGGTCGTAATAACAGCACTTAGATTATATGAATTGGATTCATTCAACCAGAAATATTGAAAGCTTCTTTGTTCAGGCCAAGTTGGGTACTTTCCGGAATCGAAGATGGGATTGAATGACCCGAGGAAATACCCGGCGGTGAAACCACTAGGGTATAACTGGTAAACCCTGTAGTAATCCAAATTGCTTTGGTCGAGAAAGTCTACACTGGCATTGATGTAGTTTACAATATTGCTTTGCATGATGTCTCTCGTTGAGGTAAACACCCCAAGGTTTAAATATTCTTCACCGAAAGAGAGGAATACTTCAGCACTGCCATTATCCACTTCGCCAAAAAGGGTTGTTAGCTGTGTATAAAAGTAGTCTACACTAAAATCAATAGATGAATCGACAAACGATGATATGATGTTCTTTAAATTGAATACACCAACATTGATATTAGGGTCAGGAAACGTTTTTAACGTGGTTTGTAGTTCGTTATTTACGTAAACATCACATATATATTTGTAGTCTGTAACCCCTGTTAAGCTGCTGGTAATGGCACTTACTGTAAAATATGAATCATTCCCCGCTGCCTGAAGACTATCTGCAACAGGTTGCTGTATTATTATCATTTAAAAGTTTGTTTTAATCCGGATTTTCTTATTGGCTATCTCATTTACAGCAGCCGCGAATTCATCACCAATCAATTTTTTAGTTGACATAACAACTGCTTTGCCTATTTCAATATTAAAGGCGTGCGTAGTTTGGTCAAGTGCTGGTTGCAATACCGGCTTTTTCTTTATTCCGTATTCTTTAATGCTCTTGGCAATGGCAAATGCACTTCTTTTCTGTTGCTTGAATAAGGATGTTGTGTTCTTAGGAGGCAGACCCCTTGGCCTGATGCCCTTCGCCTTAACCCATTTTAAAATTTCAGCTATTGGCGGGAACTTACCTTTGCTTCGCCCCAGCTCAACCCATTGGAGATAATCAGCCGCACCTATTTGTAAAGAGATAATAGTATCAAACTTTTTGATTTGAAAGGTTATGCTTCCCAATAAATTGCCGGTGGCCACCTTGCCTTGCTTCAATATCTGTTCTTTGATAGCATCAGTAACAGCAATACCATACAAGGTTAATGTCTCTTGTATGCTGTTAAGTATTTTATCTGTTGTTGTATCCGCCATTTTATTTTTTATATTTAGCAAGCATCTTATCGTATTCCTGTTTATTGAATTCTGATTTGTCTTTTTTGAATGATATGATGTTTAGAAAATCGATTACCGGTAATTTGAACATGTATTCCCAATTCAAAACATTTCCCTCAACTACATTATCAATCGTCGCTACCCAATTCCATTTTGACTGAAACCAGTTTCCGCTTTCTCCAGTATTTTCGCCATCATCGATTTCTCCTGTGCTGTCTTCAACATCGGAGAAATCAACTTCAATTGTTTCATCGTTTCCGATTCCAAACAGGCTTGAATATGATTGATAAAGCTGTTGGAGAGAAGGCAAAAAAAAACTGATATGCCCAAGGCATCGCTTATCATCATACGGTTGAAAATATTTTCTTCAGTCTCCTGAATTGGGGTTTCCATATATGTTTCCGTTGGTTCGGTGAAGACCTTAATACCTTGCTTTCTTAAGTGACTTTGAAATTTTTTGTTCTTTATGCCACTGATAACCTTATTCAATAACCTTTTCTTTAAAGGAATAGACTTCACAGGAAGCAATAACACGGCACATATCTTATCAATATTCTCCAAAACCAAATCAGGGTCTTTGGTATAGCTTGACAGGTCAATGAATTGAGCTGCATTCAGGTCTTTAACCTGTTTGATAAGCTTATATTTTCTTTCTCCAATGATGTAATAGTCTTGAATATTGCCTTTAGGCTCTGTATAAATCCAGTCTATTTGTTTGAATAGCTTATGTACTTCACTGATAGGATAGTCATTGAAAGCAGATTCCTCCACCCCTGCAAGTACTGCAAGAATATGTATCTTCTTTTCCAGCTCGTTTACGGAGCTGTCATTAATAGCACTGGTAATCTGCATAAAATCTTCAATGGTTACCTGTTCCCAACCTGTCTTTATTTGTAGTGTCATATCTAATTATATATATCCCTTGCCTTCATTATTTGTATTACGACAGGATTTTTATCTCAACTTATATTTCCCGTAATTTTTAGACTTCATTAGCTTATCCTGAATCGCAGCCGTCCAACAGTCACGTATATCATCATGATTAGGTTCATCTATGGTAACTTCGCTTAGCAGCAAAGAATTCCAACCACCATAAACCAATACAACCTTTCCGGCTTCAACTTTGGGAGCAACAGCGTTTAACCTTTCAAATTTTGAACTGGTTGGAATCCTTCCCTCCATTATATTCAATGGGGATTGTGTTTTCAAATAGGAAACAATGTCCTTGCCGCTTGCTTTCGGTTCCACATATATCTTGCTGCGATGGGTGTACCCGTTGTTTTCAGTCCATTGCTGAATAAACCTTATCAGCTTTGGAAATTCCATCCTTACTTGAGCTACGTTCAGGATATATAAAATTTCCCCAATAAGTGTACAGGCTAGAATTGCTGAAGGGTCGTTCTTGCTTTCCTTGGTATAAGCTGTATCAGCATAAAAATCAATGATGGGTGTTTTACCCTGAATCAATAATTGGTATTCAGTGAAAGGAACAATAGGTATCCATTTTTCCTGAATGATATTGTCAGATGTATCCACCGGTTGTTGCAACATCTGGGCATTGTATGCTTTTTGCCTAAGTTCAATAAGCTTTGTACTTAAAACTTCCCTGCTTAACCTTACAGGGTCAAATAATCCGTCGATATAGTGTTCAGCCAATGAAGCCGGTTGAAGTGATTTATTTAGTTCAGCCGGTAGACAAATGTGTTTAAACTGGATACCACTGTTAAGCAGGTACGAGGTTAAATCATGTGGGTGCAATCGCTGTTGCACATGTATGGTAAGGGTTGATTCAGCACTGATTTTTCTGCTTGATAATGTTCCTGTAATCCACTGATTGGTTTTTTCTCTTTCTATTTCCGAATTAACTAAACGTAAATCCTGTATATCATCGGAAATTATAAAATGAGCATGGAAACCAATAATGGTGCCACCAACCGTAGTGCCTATCCTAGAACCGCCTCTTGTGGTAGCGAAGTTTGATTTTACATCTTGGTCTTCCCTTAATGAAACGTTAGGAAAATATCTTAAGTACTTTTCTGATTTTACAATGTCCCTTGTTTTGGTGGCATTCTGTTGAACGAGCTTATCAGTTGCTGAAGCAGCAATTACTTTTATCGTTGGGTCAACACACCATAACCATGCATTAAACATTTGGCTTATTACCGTGCTTTTGGTTTGGCCGGGTGGCATGTTTACCAGTATATCACTTTCTTTTTTTTCACGTCTGATTACCCGCCAGCCTGCTTCTTGTAATTCAGAACACAAAAATTTGATATGCCAATTATAACGGGGTATTTCAGCACTTACATTTTCCCAGAATTCCTGAAGGAAGAAATAAAAACTGCGCTTACACAGTTCAGCTTTTGCTTTATCAATATCCAAGCTTTCTAATATCTGCTTGAGGGTTTCGGGTTCTGTAATATTTCCATCTGAATTTTTTACAGATTTTTCAGTCAATCTGGAATCCGCTGATTCATTTTTGGGCTGTTGCATAAATTGGTCGGATACCGTTTTGGAAGCTGACTTGGTAGAAATTTTTTCAGTACTGGAAATAGTTGCAGAAGCAACAGTCTCATTGTGTACCAATGCCGTATTGGCTTGCTTCCTTGGTCTTCCACGTCTGGCAGTTGGGGTAGGGGTTGGGATTATTATATCTGTACTTTCAATAGGATTTGAAAATTGTATGGTGTCCGCTGACATTTGGTCTGTATGTTATAATGTCGTATCTTTAATCATTGTTAATCAATACGTTATGTTAGTGGGTCAAACCCTGAATTCTGAACTTCTTAAACGGAATCAGCGTAATTACGCTGATTATTATAGGCTTCCGATATGCTATAATAGTCGTCTGATATCTCTCTATAACTGGCCTATTATCAGTATATTATGCGGTGGTAAAATTGATAGTTGCATAGGCAACCAGTCTATTTAACATAAGACCAGCTATAGGAAAAATGTCACTTCTTAAATGCCCGTTTTACCCTAGTGGGAATCTACCCGGTATTATATGCCTCCTACCAACCTAAAGTGGGAATTAGGACACATCGTCGCTTGGTGTTTAAACATTAAAGCCTTCTAAGGTCTCATTTATAAGGCTATCCGCTGCCCAATTTTGCCCTGTCTGCTAAGGCTATAAGGGTTGCCAACTGGGTATCATTGAGCAGCGTTACATCATATTGATGCTGTATCGTTACCATCTGCTGATTCTTTATTCTTCCCTTGAGGTTATTGTATTCCTTAACGGCAAGGCTCTTGGCTTTCAGGTCTGCATTCTGGGTCATTAGATAAAGCAATTGCTTATCAGCAAACGAATCGTTCAAGCCTTCACCATCCAATAGAATATCTATCAACGTTAGTACCGTGGCATGCCTTAGCATTGCGCTTGCCCCGCTTGAGCATTGAGCTGATTCACTTTTGTTATTCAGGTCAAGATTATAAGCTAAGGCATATGCAGCCTTACCATTGCCGAAAATCTCACTGCTGCAATAATATATGGCAAAGCTTATTTGGTTCGCTGTGAGCTTTAATTCCCTTCCTACATCATGTATGGATACTTCACCCTTGGCAAGCTGTTGAGATTTCTGTTTTACCAATTCCATTTTCGTTATTGGTGTTGCTGGGGGAAGCCATTGTAGCTGTGTAGTTGCTGTCATTATTCTATGGTGGTGTTTGTTTGGTATTGTGTTATGAGGTTCGCCATGCGTTGCATTGCACCTCGAACACATGCACCACAACTGAACCTGATGGATTCATTTGGGAACAACTGTTTATGCAGTTCTGCAAACTTTGCCAACCAATCATGGGGCAAGCCGTGATAGCTACCTGTAGAGGCAAGGGAGGCGAAATTTTGGCTTTGTTCCATTAGGAAGTTATATTGTTCATCGTTTAACATAGGGCTTTAAAAGGCTTTAAAATCGTTCGATTATATTTTGATAAAAAAAATGAAAATCGCAAGTGTTATCGTTAGTTATTGGTGTATAATAGTTATGTGTTGCTGTCATACTTAAATAAATATCTCGTTGTTCTCGAAAAGTTTCTTTTTTACAATTCATTTGTTTTAGATAGTATTACAAAAAATAAAATACTGATGGAAGAAAACGGATGGTTGAAGGCTGCAAAAATTTTACGAGCAGACCCTGATGGGCAGGTTTTATGTCCTGATTGCAAAAAGGGTTTTCTTCATGCGAAAGATGAGATTTGGCCTAATGGTGAGAAGTGCGACCGGTATTTGATTTGCGACAATTGCAAAGCATATAACGTAATAACTTTTAATTTAGATAAACCTTAAACATTTCATTTATTCAGTTTTGGTTGGGTCTGGTCGGTGTTTTGGTATTTTTATCATACGCAGAAGTTGTAGTGCTAGTTGAATCGGTTGTTCGGTTATCCTTTTTAATGATTTTGGCTAGTACGTATATAAAAACACCAATTCCTGTTGCTATCATTAAGTATTTAAAAATTGTTTCCATAGTAGTTTGTTTTTTTATAGTTGATGATATGTCAGTCTGTAAACATATTTTTTAAGAAGAAAAAGTTCGTGGTTGAGGCTGGTTATTAGGTTGTCGTCTTTTGGGTCGGCGGCATTAGCTTCAGCCAATTGAGCTGAAAGCTTTTCACATTCAGCTTTTCCATGAGCAACTAATTCTTCAGTTGTGACCTGATTCGGTCTTTGTGCGTTAAGTTCAGCAAGGGTATTCATTGGGTTGTGGTTTTTCTTATATTACTATCATTTTTGATAAAAGGAAAGGCTTATCGAATATTGCCAGAAGATATCCGTTTCTATCTGTCAGCAGTTTTTTCTGTTTCAGTTTGGGGTCAAAGCAGAGCCTTTTAAGGTCGGTTGTGCTAATGATATGGAAAGCATCAGACCCTTCGAGAACAAAGCCGTAATAGTCAGCAGTAGTAAGTGAGAGCCCACTATCAACCCTTTGGCCGTCTAGTGTTTTGCTTAGCTCAATTACGATAGTTCCATTTTTAAAATCAAGGTCTTTATTATAAGCAGCGTTCCATTTTACCTCATATTTTAATATGGTTCCTGTGGTTGCTGTCGTGCTCAGGTCATATCCGGGAAAATAGCCTTCCGCGTAACTTGATTCTGTATTACAGGTATATTCGACCCTTAAATAATTTTCAAATAATCTCTCTGCTTCTCGTCCTTTTTTAAAATCCCGTTTGAATTCGTGGTTTGTGCTTGCCATATAGATATATATCTGCGGATAACGAAATACCCGGTATGCTGGTCAATTTTTCCAAGATATTTTTACTGTTTTATTCTGGCTTGTTTTTTACCCAATACTTTTATCAGCGTAGACATTTTGCATTTTAGTTGAAGAGCGATATCGAGCCTTTTCATTCCCTCAGATTCCAATATTGAAGCGCGAAGTTTTATCTCTTCATAGCGTTTTGGTTTTGTTTGGGGCTTCCTTTTTCCCAATAATTTAATAATTGTACGGTAATCACATTTAAGCATTTTAGTTACTTCAGTCCTCGTTTTTCCTTGTGCAATTAATTGTTCAGCTTGAATTTTTATTTCTGCATTCCGTATTTTCCTTTTTTCTGCTGGTTTTGGTTTGCGAATTGCAGGGGTAGTGGTAATTCTTATTTTTTTGGGTGGAGCGCCAATATACCTTGTCACACTGTCGTAACTGGTTTGCATTATTTCTGCTATTTCTGAATGGGAATAGCCTTGCGCTTTCAATTCAGAAGCCAGTTCCTTTTTCTCCGTGATTGTTATGCTCGTTTTTTTTATTTTAATTGTTTTTTTGACTGGTTTTGTTTTGAGAATTATTCTCAATTGCTGTCTGGCGCTATCGAGAGCTCTTTTATTTAAGCCTATATCATTATATGTTTCATCTGGGTTTTTCGATAGTGACTTCTCAATAGCTTCCCGTTGTTCAGGTGCTAGTTTCTTTATAGCGTCGAATAGCAGGTTCATTTTATTTTGTTGGTCATCTTGGGCTTCTGATTCGCTTATAGGGTCAACGAACAATTTATCCTGATAGTGGTCTATCTCAAGACTATTGTCAGTTATTTTATTGGACATAGTGAGAGGTCTTTTTATTTCGGTTAGAAACTGGTTATGTAAGCCACGATACAGATAACTTTTAAAATCTTCATGTGTTAAATCCTTATGTTTTTTTCCTGCAATTTGACCATTGAGCATTTTATTATATAAGCCGGTTACAGCATCGTGAATAGCAGTTTGTTTTTGTTCAGGGGTTAAGAATCTCGCCTCAATCATATTTTTTGAAAGGAATATGCAATGAGCAATGAGCTGTTCAGGGGTTACACCAGTATTGGGATTGATATCCGTAATAAGCCTTTCTTTGGTTATATGGGTGTTTTCCTCAAGTCTGGGACGGTCTTTTTTATAATGGGTTTTGTAGTTGGACATAGGGTACTTCTTATTACTATATATATCCAGTAATTGCTGAAAGTGTAGGTTCAATCGATATTTCTTTTGGACGGTGGTGGGTTTCTTATTGGTGAGAAACCTGAAACTGCGTCAGAAGAAGAAGCAACTAAAAAATAGGGGGGCGGGGCGCAACGGGGGGTTACTTGGCGGTTGCGCCAAGGTGTATGCGGCTGCGCCTCTTGAGGTTTTGTTTTTTTCTTTGGCTTACCAGCCTATATAATATAGCAAAGGTGGATTGACAGTAGGCTTCGCCTTGGTTGATGGTATGTTTTATCTGATTGGCGTACCGCCTCCATATCAAGAAAGATTTGAAAATACTTCTCCGAAGGTATCTGAATCAAAATTTTTGGGTATTCTGATAGAGATTCTAATATCTATTTTTATAAGGATTCTTATATGTATTCTTATATGTACGCAATAGTTGCAGGTACAACGTGCAAGAATTGCAGGTACAACGTGCAAAAATTGCAGGGTCTACGTGCAATAGTTGCAGGTACAACGTGCAAGAATTGCAGGTAGGGTAGCAAAACCACCTCAAGGGCTATATGCAACGATGTTGCAAAAGTATTTGGCCGAAACACTGGACTTATTCCGGATTTAGAAGTACAATAAGGCAGGTCAACATATTTATTTGAAAGGATAAAATCTTTCCCGGTAGCCAAGGGGGTAGCTCCCCCTTGGTCTGCGTACCGGCCCAAAAACGCAGATAACAATATTTTAAAACGCAGATAAACCCATGCAAAATGAAACAACGGTAAGAAACTTTGATAAGTCGTTCCATGACATCAAGAGAAGCAAGAGCCTAACCCCGTTCTTGAAACAACTAATACACCACATCTACAGTTATAATGATACTGAATACGGCTGTTGCCAGACCAACACAACGCTGGCTGATTTGAACGGCATGAGCTTAAGACAAATTTCTTATTCCCTTCAACGTCTGGCTGATGCCAAGATTCTAATCTCAGAAACAAAAGAAGGAAGAACCGCCAAATTATCAATTGATATGGATAGGGTTCTATTTCTAATTTCCATTGAGCACTTGCCGGAAGAAGAACAAAACAAGCTTAAGAATTTCCAAGTTATCTCTCAAGTGTCAACGCCACCTGAATCGCCCGTGACAAAAGAGATAGCAAAGCCGGTTGCCCCGGTACCGGCCAAGAGCAACGCAGTATCTATTGCTGATATAAAAGCCCACGTTAAGACATACGCCGAAGAAAGAGGACTACACCCTCAACACAAGGTCTGTTCTGAATTTATTACCAAATATCAGCAAAGGATAAGTAGGGGCGAAGATATTGGAGACTTTGAGAAAGATTTGATTGAAGTGTTTGAGAAGTTCTTCCCAATAGCGGCAGCGGCTGCATAAAAATAAATTTGAACGGATTTGGCCTTTTACTATCCGTGCGATGTATTTATATAAACGAACCTAGCTATGAAAAAAGAAAACGACATAAACGAACTTCTGAATGATGAAATAACCAGCTTTCTCATCCAAGCTCACCTTGACCTGTTCAACGCCGAAGAAGACAATGATGCTGAAGAATGTGGTAAAATCAAGTTGGCTATAATGTTTGCATTGAATCAAGGAGCGGAGATATTCGCAGCAACAACCGGTACCAATATGAACATTGCGTTGGAATTACTGAACAAGATGAATGATGAAGTTTACCACCAATTGAGAGGCAGAGCCGTTATTGATTTGGTGTTCGCTAATCAGCAAAACTAAAACTTTATCCTATTGCCAGTCAGGATACCAAGTGAGATTGAGCCATTTTATTTTTTTTATTTCTATGGTTACGGCCTCTTGTTCTCAAGGGGCTTCGCCATTTATTCAGCTTATCAATCATCTATGTCAAGTTCATATTCATAATCGCTTTCAGCATCTTTAAGCTTCTTATTAATGCTACCCATAGCCATCATATAGTTAAGTAATTCCTTATATCTGGTCCCTGTTCCCTTAATTTCGTTATACTTACCCCTAGCCAGTGTTGGTAACCCAGCCCTTACTTCAGCAGCACTAAACACCAGACTATACTTAATAATACAAATATCATTCTCAAAATATGGATTGAAATGATAACGGTCTAAGGTGAATTTGGATACACCCAAATCAGCATTATCACCAAACACCGCACTTAACGAATTATAGTATCTGTCTTCACCTGTTGCCTTATAATGAACATGGTACAATTTAGTCATGGTGCAAATATACAAATCTTTTCCGCAAATACTTGTATTTTTAATCAATTGATACAAAAGACATTACGTATTACTTTAAATTAAATACAACTTTTATCTGAATATATTTGTATTTCTGGAATGTTTAACCCTATATTTGCACCCGAAACAACAAATACTTAAACAATCAAAAAATCAACTAAAATGAAAGCAACATTCACCGTCCACAACGATGCAACTACCCTTCCTGAACACATTAAACTGATAGTATTAAATGACTTTGCAGCAAGCTACTGGACAAAAAAGCGCCTAAAGGCTTTGCAAAAAAAACTGGAGTATTTAAATTATGCAATTTTAGAAACAGGCGACAAGGAATTTATTAATGGTCTATTATCTGATTTCAAAATGACTGAAGTATTTTCTGCTGTGGATTTTATGAATGTTGCTAATAAAGAATTTTTTTCACCTGTCGTGGCAGAATATATTAGCAATTATTTTGATTGCTGTATTATGTATAATTTTCCAATTGTTGAACATGGTGTTAACATTGGTCTTTGGCCGAAATCATATTTAAAAAAATCAATTGCATTTATAAAAGAAATGCCAGCGGAAAAGAAGGCTGCATAAAATAAGGTTTCATTTTGGATTTGTTTTAGACTGGCTGCAATTTCTATTGCGGCCTTTTTTATTTTGGCTGTACTTGGCGGGAGGTCCGCCATTTTTATTGGGGTAAATGAATTTGACAATATTCTAGGTAATATCTCCTTAAATCAACCTCGCTGTCTAAAGCGCTGGTCCAAGCCATTGGTTGATTTGATTCAATGTTAGTTGGAACTAAGCCTGTAACATCAAATTTCAGACAGTATTTCTTGTAGCAGTAAACGATTCCATCGTGTATTTTCCTTTTTCGAAAACCTAATTGTAAAAGTCTTTTTTCAGTTAGCATAGTAAGTAGATTCTTATTTGAATGGTTTCATTTTACCTTTGTGTATCCAAAGTAAGGCTGTAGTAAGTGGAAGTTCTTGTCCAGCCATCAATCGCGCCCCTTCAATATGGGCTGTTGCTTCTTTACCGCTGTATATTATCGGTTCTGTATAAGGATAATTAAATTCAATATACGGAGGCTGTTCAGTAACCTTTATAAGTTCAACGTCAGGATTCACTTTCTCATGAAGACCCTTGATAAATTGTTCTATCTCTAAGATTTCTTCTTTGATAGCCATTATAGATAAAGTTTAGCGTGGTTAATATTTAACTGAATGTAAGCAATTTTTTTTGTTTGGCTTATTTCTATACTTCGCAGTTTTTTGTTTTCAAGGGGCCCCATGTTTTCTAGCCAAGTTCCTGTTTGCCAAATATAAGTTTATTAAAGAAGTCATTTAATAAGTCATCAGTTTTAGTTGTGAATAATTGACTGTCATTGACGATGACATTTGTTAGGGTAACACGGAGAATAGAATCTAATTCTATAGCGCAATCTTGTAAACTTTTTGTTTCGCCCTTTCCTTTATCTTGTTTTTGTCCATGAAAAAACTTAGACCTAACACCATAGGCCTGTTTCATAAATTTATATAAATCTATCCGGTTTTCATAATCGCCTCCAATGTAAAGGCTAAGGCGTTCAGAAATCTTGTGGACAATCTCTCCCACGTCAGTGGTGAATAAAGATTCAAGAACAGAAATATATAAGGAGATTTTTAAAGGTAGAAAAGATGTGGCTCTTGCCATAAACAAAAAGCTCAGCGCCCTTTCAATCCTATTTGTCTTGCTGTGATTTCGGTAATGATAAGCAGAATCAATTACCGCTGGGTCTTTTGTCGTTTTAATTTCTGGGCGATTAATTTTTTCATCTTGCTGTAGTCCAGCAATAGCACAATAGATTTTTGTGGCGGTGTGTAAATCATCAACGGTAAAAACAGTTGTTTGAAAAGTACCGTCTGCCTTGCTAAATCCAGCACCATGGCCAATTTGGTAAATTTTTCCCGCTATCGATGGAACATAAGCAATCACGTCAGAAACACTACTGCTATTATCCTTTAAAAACCACAGATAATTAATAAGTTGATTATATATAGTTTTTCTTGACAAAAGTGTCTTAATCCATACATTTTCATTCAATGGAGCATCCAATTCTTCAGTGTGAAAAAAATATGGCCGGTTTACGAAATAATGTTGAATTTTGATAGTGCCGACCTGATGTAGAAAATCAATATCAAAAATTGACCGATTAAGCTTTTCATCTTGCCTTAATTCGGCATCATTTATAGTATAAGGCTTATCTATTTTTTCGATTTTGAAATGCTGAATCGCGCAAAATGTTCTTGATTCCAT